GTACAAGCGCCACCAGAGTTGGTAGTGCTTGTCAATGCGTTGACCACCGATGGAAAGTTCCACCGATTTCACCGCACGCTCGGCAGCCCAGCAGCCACCGAGGACGGAGCGGTCACCATCACGGGTGCTGACACCCGACGCGGCAAGGAGTTCGACGTACATTTCGCCGATCAAGTCACCGTTGCGCGCAATCGTGACGGACACGCGGCCGTTGTTGGACGCGGTACCGTTGACAGTTTGTTCGATGTTTTCCATCGCGAAGTTCGTGTGTCGCTTGTACACAGCTTGGAAGAAAGTCACCTTGGGGTTCCCCGTGAGGTAGACGTCTTGAGCGCCGTACGCAACCAATTGCATGAGACCACCAGCCATTTTTTTTGTACTGTACAGCAATATTTTTTTTTTGGTATTTCTCCCCTGTTTATCGCAGTGCGAAAAAATAGACTTTAAGATTTCTAGAGTACATATATAAATGTCTCCTGAAGTTAAGACACCCCCACAGCGAGATGAAGAAGATGAAATTGAAATAGAGGACGACTTCGACGAGGTGGATGAAACCGAAGAGATGGAGATGGGTGATGATGATGGTGATGATGAGGGCGAAGAGGGTGACATGGAATTCGGCCAGGACGAAATGTTCGATAACGAGATGAATGTCCTGGGGGGCCTGTTGTCTGCCACCCTCGCTACAGAAGAGGGCGACACGGTATGCACCGCTCTTCTCGATATTGGTAGTCAACTCGCTACGCAAAACAAGATACTACTTAAAATCTTGTCCACCCTCAACAAAAAAGACAATTAAGAAAATGATACTACTTATAATAAACTAAAAGATGGAGGCATCTGGAACTCATTACATTAACCAGGAAGTGAATGAGGATGCCTCCAACATGGAGCTCTACAGGAATCAGATTCAAACTCTGAACAATGAAGAGCTGACCGATTATCTCGACTATCTCGAAAGTGAATGGTGTATGCATAAGAGAAATGACTCGCACATTTCTTTTCAGCTTGGATACAATAAGTTTTTCAATCAGAATGATCTAGATTCAGGAACTGGGATGCCAGTTAGAGTAGACATGGAAAGCATCACGGGCAAACAAAAAAGAGAGCTTGAATTGATGGGTGCCCTGTATCATAGAGCCAAAGCGTTGGGTATTTCAGATGAAGAAAGATCAGACGATGAAAGGAAGATTTCAGAACGCATCAACTCTTTGATTGAACAAGTAGACGATGCCTTCCAGATTGTGTTCAGAAATACTCGTATTTATGAACGCATTAATAATCCGACCTACGCACCCGCCAATCCAGAAACCGATCATTCACTTTTTAGATGCACAACCATGAATAAGGTTGATGAATTAAGCCCCTATCAACAAGCCATCCTGAGTATCCTTGACAAGACATACAAGAACATGATCCGACGATACAAAGGACAATGCTGTCAACAATTTACAACACCGGAAGGATATAAGACGCGCGCCTGGAATACCATCATGTCTATTCAGGATTACGTGTATAGTGTGGCACAGAAAGAGATTACGTTTGAATTATGGAAGAATTTGACTAGTCGTGGGTCTGGTTTCAAGGATGTCATTCACTACTTGACTTACTGTAACGACATGCAGTTTCCTGAAATCACCAAGAACAGAAATGTATGGTCCTTCAAGAATGGTATCTTCGTTGGTAAGCAATTTACAGCCAATACCGGTATGTATGAATGCAAATTCTATACCTACGAGAGTCGCGAATTCAAGTGTTTGGATCCAACCATAGTGAGTTGCAAATATTTTGACGCACGCTTCGAAGATTACAGCCACTTGGATGATTGGATGGACATTCCTACCCCGTATTTCCAATCCATTCTGGCATACCAAGGTTTCGAAGATGAAGTGTGTCGTTGGGTGTATGTGATGGGTGGTCGACTCTGCTTTGACTTGAATGATATGGATGCCTGGCAGATTATTCCTTTTTTCAAGGGCATTGCTCGTTCTGGTAAATCTACCATCATCACCAAGGTGTTCCGTAAATTTTACGAGCCCGATGATGTCAAGACCCTTTCAAATAATGTTGAGAAAAAGTTTGGTCTCTCGTCTATTTACGATTCGTTCATGTTCATTGCACCCGAAGTCAAAGGTGATCTGTGCTTAGAACAAGCTGAGTTTCAGTCCGTTGTAAGCGGCGAAGATGTGTCCATCGCAGTCAAACACGAAAAGGCAAAGTCCATCCAATGGAAGAGCCCGGGATGTTTCGGTGGCAACGAAATCCCAAGTTGGAGAGATAATTCTGGGAGTGTTTTGCGTCGTGTATTACCTTGGAACTTTTGTAAACAGGTCAAGGATGCTGATCCTACTTTGGATGAGAAATTGGAAGTAGAACTCCCAGCAATTCTTTACAAGTGTGTCCGTGCTTACTTAATATACGCCCAAAAATACAAAAACAAGGACATATGGAATGTCGTGCCAGAATATTTCAAGAGCATTCAGAAACAAGTCGCGATGGTTGCGAGCACGCTTCACAACTTCTTGGAATCAACCAATATTCGCTTCGGAAAGGAGTTGGTGTGCCCTCAAAAGGAATTCGTCAAGGTATTCAACATGCACTGCCAAGCAAACAACTTGGGAAGACCGCGCTTCAACTCAGATTTCTACGCGGGTCCATTCAGTTCCAGAGATATCGATGTTCGAAATCACGAATGCACCTACAATGGAAAGTTTTATCCTAATCAACCGTTTATATTTGGTTTAGATGTGATTAACGAAGATACTTACGGTGGTGATTACAATTAGAAATAAAATAGTCAGTAATATAAATGGACAAGTTTAAAGCCCAATCGTTCGTTCGGTCTGCAAATGTTCAGGTAGTGCGTGAAAATCCTAGCACTTCTGGAAGTAGTTCTAGTTCTTCAGGAAATAGCGCGTTAGCCCGAAAAATTGAAATGGATCTCGGAATGGCTCCAACCGCGTCCGCGTCCGCGTCATCGTCGTCGCCTCTCTCAAATGCGAATATCAATAACATACTATCGAACGCACTTCGATCAAATACTCTCAACATAAGCAGTCTCAAGGTGGGCATGTATAACATCACTGTCAATAAAGCAGGTGGGTCAACTGCAGATATTTTGTCGCCTTTGACCAGGCCATTACGAACATCCGCCAATATTGGAAATGGTTTGAAACTTGACGTTGTTCAAATATCAGCCATATACGGTCGTTTCCAAAAAGGAATCACTGTCAATAAAAATGGATGGAAAGGACCATCTAACCAAGATTGGTTCACTGGTAAAAGAAAATTTAGCGATACATACTTTGCAGTGGAATTCAAACTAAATGTATCTAAAGGTTCAATAAAGAAGGGTGTGAGTTTCACACTCTATTCCAACGGTAAAATTCGTTTTTCTGGCGGTTTCGTGTCGTCAACCGATTTCCAACAGGAACCAGAACTCATTCGTAAATACATTGTCGATAATTATACAAAGGGTGAACCATCTTTGTATAAACCACTTGAATTCAATAATCTTTCTGGTCAATTCAAAGTAAATGGTAAACTTAAACTCACTCAAATAGCGAAGTCATATGTGCAATACGCACAGTATGAACCAGAACTTTCTCCTCAATTATATTACACACACCCCAATAATTATAAATATGTGATGACCACCACAGGTGTCATTCAAATACAAGGGGTAGACAGCATGAATAAACTGTTATCTGCGTATACGGCTGGTGTTGAATTGATAAAACAATTTTATTCAAAGGGATTGGTCTATGGTTTACAAATAAGCACGGGCACTATAGTGAAGACAAAGAAATCGGTCGTTACAAAGAAGAGCACATGCCCAAAGTCTCGACAACCAGTGAATGGTGGTCGAACATGTGCTACAGCGACAAACATTATTCGTAAAAATCCACAAGGTTTCAATTGTTGTTATAAGAAATCGAGTAAAAACAAAAATAAATCCCAAAATATTCGGTTAATTTTGGATCCAAAATTCGGTCTCAAGATTGGAACTCGTCAATGCATGCGTTATTCCAGAGATGCGTTGCACAACATCGCACGAAAACAAGGTGTAGTCGGTCTAACCAATCGTTCTTCGAAAGACCTCATTTGTGCAAAACTCGTAAATACCATGGGCATCGTTCAGTATGCTCCATTCACGCATAACGGTAAAGAATACATCATGTCAGGAGAAAATAAGAATTTCAGAATTGGTTCTCGGGTGTGCAGCACTTATCCTTTGGCCACACTTCGTGCTTTTGCCAACAAGATGGGCATTCAATTATCTGCCTCAGATAAACGCGCTGACATTTGTAAGAAAATACAAAACTTCAGAGTTCGTTTGCCATCGCCAAAGAATTCTCCACCACGACCACGACAACGACCACGACAACGACAACAAAAAAAGAAGAGCACCACCAACACCACTCCAACATCTGATAGACTTAGAAATTGATATCTATTTTAATTTCTTTATAGTATATATAAAATGAAAAACAATCAAAGCAGTTCCCGACAATTAGTTCAGGCCGTAATACTTGCCCTCGTTATCATCATCCTTATACGTTTGTTGGCAGGTCAACCAGCCACTACGTCTAATATGAAGAAGGATACGAAGACGAAAAAGAGATAAACTTAGTTAGTATTTGAAACAGCTAATTGTGAAAATATGTTTATAGTATCCGTGAAATAAGCCAAAGAACCATCAACGAAATCACCGTCATAATCTTTACGAAGCATTAGATTTGTTTCGACCATGATGAACAAGGCAAAGAGTGGAACAAATATTTTTGACCCGATGTGTGTAAACAAATTCATAACAAATGCTATAACATAAGCAATGAAAAGTAGGATGTACAGTGGCACCAAATCAACTTTGAATTGTGCGCTAATAAAACCAAGCATTAACATACCGAAAAACAATGCGATTGTTCCAGCCAATGCTTCTTGTAAAGAACGTTTGTTTATGGATTTGAACGAACTGAAAAGCATACCGAGTATAATAGACAACGCAGTAAATAAGGCAAACTTAGCAGCCACGGGGAGACGACGCATGAAACTCAATGTCAATACTATAAATAAAGCCAATAAAGACGCAATAAATATGAACCAATTCTTTCTCAGGACACTTTCGTCAAAGTTCTGGTAGTGTATGACAACGCGCGCGGTGGTATAAACAACTAATGTTTGGAAGATCAAGTTTGCAAAAACTTTGTTCATGAAAGCGGATTTTTGAGGAGGGACGATCATTTAATATGACACACTATTTTTCTATTTATAAGTTTTGTTGGCTGAGCAACCTGCCTGAGATGTTCTCCATGGTATGAAAAGTCATACCCCGTGAAACGGTCTTTTATGGTTTGAGAAACACCAACGGCTTCTGTAGTTCTCGCTACTTGGTTACAGACTGAGAATTTTTCAATTTCTAGCAGACGATCTTCCATCTTGATAAATTCTTTGAGTGACTCGTCTGATAAACCATCCGCCTTCATTCTATTGTACATGTCAACTGATAGTCCATGTGACATGTAAAAATACTTAGACCCTTCTATTTCTTCTTGTAATCTTCTGTTATTTCTGAACAGTAAAAGAAGAGCGATGATAAGGAATATATACACATATACACTCTTCATTTGAATTATTCCAAGATTTTTAATACATCCGAAACCTTTTGAATAATGTTGAAGAGTTGGGGTTCATCCAACAGTTTGGATGGTTCAATAATTTCTAATTCAATTTGAAATTTTTTACCATCTTCATCATCCATATCTGTGATACCTCCACTGATGATGGTCATATCTATAGATAGATTTTTACGAATGAATGACCGTCTATATTTTTCAATCATTCTATCGGCCTCTTCAGTCTCATTTATGGAGGCTGGAATTTCACGAGAGATGGATATTCTCAAATCGTATGGAGATTGTGAAAAATTTTTAAAATCCCTTTTCACAATGTTTTGTTTGGAAATACATTCCTTCGTTCCCTTGTCTTCATCCCAGGTGACTCGTTTTGCACCTTCGTTGTAATAAAAGACTTCCACCGTTTCGGTTTTTTTATTTTCCCACCCCTGAAACTTTTCAAGACCCACGAGAATTTCATCAAAGTTCTTTTGACCAACATTCGTATCAAAGAATTCACCATTGAACTTTCCCAAACGCATTTCTATTTCAGTATTGGGAATATCCTTGTTCGCAAAGATGACATTTTTGATGGCTTCAAATATAGTATTGGTATCCATTTCACTTAATGTTTGACTGTATTCTTTAACTATCTATTTGTTCGACTTAGGTTTATTTAAACCCAAATTTTTTATAAGATTGTTCAACGTGCGGTTCATGTTCACATTGTTTTTTTTGAGTTCATTATATCTTTTGGTAAGTTGAGATGGATTGTAGGATGCTTTCATATTCTTCACGATAGTATTTAAATTATTTTTGTTTTTGTTTTCTTTCAAGAGATTGTTCATGTGTTGGTGCATGGTTGCTCTTCCTCTTTGCACGACTTTTGTTACTTTTTCATCCTTATTTTCTGCTTTATAAAATCGAGCCGTTCGTCTCATTCTTTTCTTCGAATCTTCTGAAAGATTTTTTACGGATGTTCGTGGCATTTATTTA